GGTGATGGGCGACCTACTGGCCCGCGCCGCCTTCAGTGCCCGCCCGGACGGCTACGGCTCAGGTTCAAGCGTCACAGGAGCCCTGCTCAACCAGCCGACCAGCAACGGAGCACTGCGCACCCACCTTTACGACCCGATGCCGAGCCACCACGAGCACGGTTTCGTGGATGACACCTCCGTCGAGCAGGCCGCCCTGGACCGCATGCACGATGTCTGCGACAACTGCGAGGGGCGTGGGTGGGTCCCGGTGCCGGGCCCCGCAGCGCTGCCGCCTGGGACGGTGGCCCCATTCGCCAAGCCCTGTCAGCGCTGCAACGGCACGGGCCGACGCTGGGCCGACCCCATCGGCGAGGGAGTGCGAGACATCGTGGCCGCCCTGACCGACATGCGCCGGCTAGCCGCCATCGTCGACCGCAAGCGCCAGATGGTGATGCACGCCAGGGACGCCGTCAAGGGCCGGGAGTCCGCCTTGGGTGGTAACTGCCGCCGCTGCGCTGCCTGGGCGTCAGGGGCGGTGGGCGATCAACTCAAGAACGGCTGGTGCCCGGACTGTCAGCTTGCCTGGGGCGTGTGGCAGCTGGAGAACAAGCCGAGCGGCGACCCGGTGGCTGATCGGCGGCGCTTCGATGAGCAGTACCGACAAGGAAAGGTGGAAGTCAAATGATCCCGTCCGTTGGCCGCATAGTTCACTACACCCTCAACGAGCAAGACGCCGAGGCCATCAACCGACGTCGGTCCCACGCCCGTGCCCACATGCCCGAGCACCAAGCCAACAGCAACGGCGTTCAGGTCCACGTAGGCAACGCCGTCTCGGCTGGCGAGGTCTACCCACTCGTTATTACGAAGGTATGCAGTCATCACGCGCCGACGGAAGGGACGGCTGTAAACGGCCAAGTCCTCCTCGACGGCAACGATCTGTACTGGGCGACGAGCGTCGACGAAGGTGAGGGCCAGGGCCATTGGGCTGTGCCGCCTCGTGTTTAGTGGTGCGGCGAACGCCCAGGGTGGCGTCAAGGCTTACTTGCAGGGCGAACGCTGTTGAACTACACGCGTGTGGTACGATCCTTATCGGAGAGTCGTGTAAGCGGCTCTTCCTCTTGTTTGGGTGGTGCACCGGTAGCACGCCGGCCTCCGTCCACCTAGTACAGCGACCAAATCCCCGGTCGAGGGTTGAAACAGCCAAGCCGAAGAGATCGAGCGATTGAAGGCGGCCGACCCGCGGCCCGAGGTTCTGCCCCCGGACCCCGGGTGACCACCGTCCGCTTGCTCTGGGCGTGGATGTGCTTGGGCAGCGGCACATCCGCTATTCAGCACTGGCCAGGTTGGGACAAGGCATTCGGTTATGGCGTCCTCTTGGTCGGGGTGGCTCTGATGTGTCAGTACTGGTACGAACGTGGATGCAAAGAGCGCCGATGACCATCGCCCTCGTAGCCTGCGCCCTGATCTGCGGTGCCGCTATCGGCGTGCTCGGTGCGGTGCTGAACGTCGACCGGGTGCTGGCCAGCCGGACACCCGAAGAGCGCAAGGCGATCGAGAAGCGCGTGCGGGCTCGGCGCGTCCTGCGAGGTGACGGGTGAACGCACTGGCTGAGCCTAAGCTGGCGACCGCCGGCGGCCGTGGTGGCGTGCCCTCAGTACCGCTGACAACCTTCTACCGAGGCGACGACGAGCCCGTCTGGGGCTGGTGCGCCCGCTGCCAGACGCACACCTACTTCCCCCATGACTGCCCTGGTGACGGGCAGGTCAAGGACGAGGACATCGAGCCAGGGCCCGACAAGTGAGCCTGGACACCATCGGCGATAAGTGGATGACACCCTCTGAGCGTCGGGTCGTGCGTGAGTACCTATTTGGAGAGCGTTAGGCGAACACCATGACCATCGTAACGAGGGGTCCTCGGGGCCGGGCCACTAGAAGCGTAGAGACGGCCCGTAAGGACGCCGAGGCCTGCGACCTGCGCACCAAGGGGATGTCCTACCGAGCGATCGCGGCGGCCCAGCACTGCTCGGGTACGGTGGCCTTTGAACGGGTACAGCGGGCCCTCAATTCCATCCCCGCCGAAGCAGCGGAGCGCCTCAAGGCGATCGAGCTCCACAAGCTCGACACCTTGGAGCGAGCAGCGTGGAAGGTGCTGGAGACGTACCACTACGTCATCGTCACCGGCGGCCCCGAAGCGGGCAAGATTGTTTATGACCCCACCGAGAGGGGCAAGCCGCTCCTGGACGATGCCCCGGTCTTGGCAGCGATCGATCGGGTCCTGAAGGTATCCGAGGCTCGACGCAAGCTCACAGGCATCGACGCTCCGACCCGGTCCCGGGTCGAGGTCATCACCACAGACATGGTGGATGCTGAGCTGTTGCGTCTGGAGGCAGAAATTGGCCGTCGTCTTTCAGGCGCCCCGGGAGAAGCTGCACCGGCTCAAGGAGCTGCAAGCCCAGCTAGCTGAACTCGACCAGCGCCCGCTTTCGCAAGCTGAGCTGTTCAAGGCACTCGGCTATGCCCCTTCTCCCAAGCAGGCCGAGTTCCACGCCGCTCAGGAGTACGACGTCATATATGGAGGCGCGCGAGGGGGCGGAAAATCGAAGGCCCTGGTCATGGAGGGCATTGCCCGTTGCGTGGCGGTCCCTGGTCAACGCGTCCTGGCGCTGCGGGAGAGCTTCCCTCAGCTACAGAAGACGCTCTTTTGGGAACTGGCTAAGCACGGCTTCGCCCGAGCGATCGGCTGCACGTGGCACGGTGACGACAAGCTGCTCGACTTCCCCAACGGCTCCGTCTTGCAGTTCGGCTACTGCGAGACGCTGAAGGACACCGCCCAGTACCAGGGCACCTCGTGGGGCCTGCTCATGGTGGACGAACTGACCTTCCTGCAACCCGACATCATCGAGATCATGCGGGAAGTGCTGCGCGACGCCAAGGAGGGCACGACCGTAATTGGCCTGCGAGCCTCGTGCAACCCGGGCGGACCAGGCCATACGGCGATCAAAACCAACTACGTCGAAGCCACCGACTACGGCAAGAACGTCATCAAGGTTGACATCGACCCGGATGATCCCGACTCCGGCTATACGGTCCGCTTCATCCCGAGCCGCGTCTGGGACAACAAGTTCGTCGGCAAGGCGTACGTCAGGCGGTTGCAGGCCATCAGGGACCCGGCCCGGCGCAAGGCCATGCTCGACGGAGATTGGTCGGCCTTCGGAGGCCAGGTGTTTGAAGAGTGGAACTATGACCGCCACGTCGTGCCGAGGCCTCGGGAAGCGCTGCCCGTCTCTTGGGAGCGCTGGTGTGGCATTGACCACGGCTGGCGCTCCCCCTGGGCCGTGCTGTGGCTGGCCAAGGACGGCGACCAACGTATCTGGGTCTACCGCGAACTGTACCGGACGATGACGGACGCCCGAGTGCAAGCCCGCATGATCATGGACATGGAGGCCGAGGCGGGCGAAGAGTACGTGCGCCATGTCATCGACCCGTCGACCGCTTCCAAGGACAACGCCGGCCCCAGCATCTACGAGATGTACGGCCAAGAGGGCCTGGGCTGTCTGAAGGCGGACAACGACCGGTTGGGTGGCTTGGAGCTCGTCCACCAGGCGCTGAGCGATGGCCCGCTTTGCCGTTGGCACGCACACCAAAAGGCTCTAGGCAAATGGCATCAGGACACCTGCCCGATGCTGCACGTCTTCGACGGCACCTGCCCGAACTTAGTGCGCACGCTGCCCGACCTGCCCTACGACAAGACCAGGATCGAGGACGTCGACACCAAGGTCGAGGACCACTGCTTCGCTGCCGGGACGCTGGTGGAGACCGAGCACGGCCCGGTGCCCATCGAAGACGTAGCGGCTGGTGACCGAGTGTGGACGCGCCAAGGTTTGCGAGCGGTCACTGCGAGCGGCATAACATCGCCCAGCGCGATTGTCGGCATGGTGATATTGAGCGACGGCAACAAACTTCGGCTAACCGCCAGCCACCCGGTATTTGTGCTCGATAAAGGGTTTATCCGGGCTGATGCACTGCGATATGGTGATAAACTTTACGCATGGCAAATGTCGAATCCGTCCTGTTCAACGGCATCACCCGTAGTTGTGGGCACGTGGACCGCAAGCCAAAGGTGCTCCGTTTACAACCTGACGGTTCCTGACTGCCCGGAGTTCTTCGCCAACGGTGTGCTCGTCCATAACTGCTACGATGCCCTGCGCTACGCCCTCAAGTCGATGTTCGGCCCTGGCGGCCCAGTCGACTACGACGACGAGGACCGGCCAGTGAGAGCGTACAAGGTGCTGGAGATGACACCCGGCGCTGGCACGGCGGCGAGCCCCTTCGTCACCAACGGCAACGGCAACGGCAACGGCAACGGCAACGGGAGCAGCAATGGCCACTGACCGCTACATGGACGTCGACGTGTTCGCTACCGACGAGCCCGAGGTCGAGCCCTACTTCCCCGGCACCGACCCTGACGGCAAGGAGCGCCTGCCACCCTTCGCCGGCCGCTTCGCTGCCAAGGACATGGCCATGACGGATGTGGAGGACCCCCGCCCTAAGCCCAAGACCGAGCCCGGAGCGGTGGCTCGCTCACCGTTCGTTTGAGCCACCCAGGTTCCGGCCGCCAATTGGCCAGGAACTGTTCCGGGCCAGCGCCCAAGGCCGTCTCTCTTTCGAGAGCATTTGTTTACTGGGTGGCTCTCTTGAGATCATAGCGCGCTCACCGTTTGTCAGGTAGCGCCCGGCTAAGCGCCTCTTCCCGGTAGCGGGAGAACGCCACCTCCACGGCAGCCAGGGCCAGCTTGTGGGCGGCCCGCACCTGCGCCAGTTCGGGGACCAGGCCAGTGCCCTGACCGGTCGAGCCGGCCACATCGAGCACCGCAGTGTCGGCCAGCTCGCTCGCCAGCTCGTGGATGCGGCGCTCAGGCAAGGCCCCAAGTTTACACCCGGCACGTCGGAGGTCTCGCCCGTGGCTTTTTGGAACCGGGCCAAGCCGGGGCCGCTCGACCCGCTCCAGCAGCGCCTTGACGGGCTGACACTCGAACTGAAGATCGCCACCCTCGAGCGCGAGCTGTCCATGACCGACCTGGTGCCGCTGTCCGAGGCCGGCCCGCTGCGTCCGCCATCGTTCGCACAGACCGTCTCCAGCCCGTTCGTAGAGGCGGCGAGCACCCCGTCACGCTCCCTGCTCCCCTGGCGCCGCAACAATGCCGTTGCGACAGCCCAGCCCGCTCCGCTCGCCCGGCCGGTAGTGCGGCGCGGCTACGTCGACAACATCCCCATCGGCGGGACGACGCCGTACAACAGCGGCACGAGTAGCACGCCGGGCGCGCCTGACCGCGACACGGCTATGACGGAACTGCTCCAGGCGTACTTGACCTGCCCGTGGGTGAGCACCTGTGTCGACGGCATCGCCCGGACCATCACCGCCGGCGGCCTGACCCTGGAGCCGGTCAACACCGACCCCGAGGAGATGGCCAAGACGCCTACCCCTCCGCCCGGGATAGCGCGCATACAGGCCCTGCTCGACTATGTCAACCCGAGCGACGACGTCCGCCAGCTGATGCGCCGGGTGATAACCGACGCCCTGATCTTCGGTGACGCCTTTGTCGAGGTCACTTGGCTCGGGCCCGAGCCGGTAGCGCTGTGGCCGCTTGACTGCCAGACCATGTCCGTCATCTCCGACGAGCACGGCAACATCGGCCGTATGGTCGACGGCAAGCTCGTCGGCTACACCCAAACGACCGAGACCGGCATGCGGGTCGACTTCGAGCCCCACGAGATCATCCACGTCAAGCTCGACGCCCCCGGCGCCTCCCTCTACGGCGTCTCGCCCACGAGTAAGGCTCACGTCGCCATCGAAACGTGGCTGTTTGCGGCCAGCCTGCTCGAACAGACCATGAAGCGGGGCGACCCGCCCCGGTTGCATGTCGACTGGCCCATGGTGCTCGCCGAGCCCGAGGTGCGCAAGGCGAGCAGCCAGTACGCCAGTCGCAACCTGGGGCCGCGCAACATCGGCAACCTGTTCGAGACCAGGGGCGGCGTCCAGGGCGGCGGCACCAAGGTAACCGAGCTCAGCCAGAACAAGATCGAGTACTGGATGGCGGTCAAGGAGGGCGCCCGGGACGACATCCTCAGCGAATTCGGCACACCCAAGCGCAAGGCCGGCGTCGCCGTACCTGGCTCACTTGGTGGTGCTGGTGCCGAAGCTGGGGAAGATAAGACCTACCGTGTGACCACCTGCGGGCCCACGTCCGAGCTCGTGCTCGAGAAGTTCACGTTTGCACTGTGCTACCAGGCATACGGCATCAAGGACTGGCGCATCCGCTTCACGGAGATCGACTGGCGTGACGACCTGACCATCGAGCAGATCCGGGACCTGCGCCTGCGCAATGGCTCCTGGGACCTCGACCGCCTGCGCAAGGACATCGGCGAGCCGCCGACCAAGGGCGGCGACAAACCGGTACTGGTCGACCGCCAGAACTTGGTCCTGTGGCAGGACCTGGAGCAGCTGTCGGCCAAGAACGCCGCGCCGGCCCCTGCCGGGCTCGCTCCGACCATTCCCGGTGCACCCGGTGCCCCTGGTGCTCCGCAGTCTGGCCAACCGGCACTACCGGGCGGCAAGAAGCCGAAACCGGCGTTGGGCAAGTCCGACGACGACGAAGAGGACGAGATCCAGCCCGGCGAACCGCTGGCCGAGTACTTCGCCCGGCGCTCGTGGCGCAACGAGTACCAGCGGCGGCGTGCTCCGGTGAGCCAGCCCTAAAGTTCTCCCCGGCGGCGTGGGGTTTTTGCTGTTTCTTCCACTCCGTCCATCGTGGAGCCGAACAGCGACAGCGGTGGAACGCCGGGGAGGCAAGCCATGACAGTCCACTATGAGCTAGCCCTGACCGTCGACGGCTGGCACCTTTACCGCTGTGGCGCCTGCCACGGGCTCGTCATGGGCGAGGACCAGGCCGCGCACACCGCCTGGCACGAGCAGTTCAGCGACTGGGACGCCCAGCCGTCATGAGCGAGGGCGACGGCAGCAGAGAATCGTGGGGCCTTGTCCTGGCTTTCGACTCAGACTCCGAAGAGTTCGCCCGGGGCATCGAATGCGGGCTGCTGTTCGCCGACGTAAGCCATACGCCTGAGTCCGAGCCGTTCAGCCAGCTCATCCACGACAACAACATCGAGATGGCCCTCCGGATCGCTGACCACTTTGGCCGGCGCGTTGTGGGGTCCGACATCGGCACTGAAGGCTGGGTGCAACTCGAATTGGCAGCGCGGCCGTGAACTTCGACCGCATCAACCGCCTGCCCAAGTGCGGCCAGCTTGAGCCGTCCAACCGCCAGCAGATGCGCCGACTGACGATCAGCCCGGGTACGTGCTGCCGGTGTGGCCAGAAGCTGCAGGTCTGGCAGCACCCCTGCTTCGATGACGGCCACGACGCTCATGCTGACTGCTCGCTGTCCCGCAACGCTGAAATCCGCAAAGCCGCTCGCATTTTCGCTACCCAGGACGCCGACGAGTTAGGGACGGTGCGCCCATGCCAACCACTGAGCCGCCTGAGCCCGTTGAGTCTAGAGCCGCATTGAAAGGAAGGCCGTTATGGCTGACATATCCCAGCAGGCCGTAGCGCCTGTCGAACCTCTTACCAAGTGTGGTGCGTGCGGCCAGACCGACGACCATCCCAAGCACCAGATCTCCATTGGTGCGGCGCTCTTCTCCGCCGACGGCACCCGGGCCTACCACGAGCACGACTTCGACCGCAACGGGAGCATCAGCTACCACTTCGATTGCCAGCCGCCCAAGGACGAGAACGGGCTGACCTGGCACGAGAAGGTCGACCCGGCGACCCAGGACCATATCCGCAAAGTCCAGGCGCTCTGCGCCCAAGGCATCAAGGGTGACGCCCTACGGGCCGCCATCGTGGGAGGGACGGTCTAGTCATGGCAGGTGGAATCGATCAGACACTCGCTACGGCGATCCTCGCAGGGCTGAACCCGAGTTCCGGCACAGCAACGATCGGTACCAAGACGATCACCTTCCCCTTGCACCTGCGCCTGTTCACCGTCAACGGCACCGACGCTGCTACCGGCACAGAGCTGACGACCTCCGGCGGCTACACCGCTGGCGGCTCGGCGATCGGCATGGGCACCGCTTCTGCGGGCTCTATCGCGTCGAACGCCGCTGTGTCGTGGACATTGATGCCCACATGCACGCTGACGGGCTGCGAGAAGTGGGACACCTCGGGCACGCCGCTGCGCGAGTTCTGGGCGCCCTGGACGGCGGGCAGCATCGCCGTCGCCTCTGGGAACACGTTTACTGTGAGCTCGGCGAGTTACACAGAGGCGCTGGCATAACCGATGGGTACCCAGTACCGTCTCTATAACGGGCACATGCCGACGACTGGTGGCCCTCCCGCGGGTGTGGTCACCAGCGCCACCCTGTTCACCCAGCTCCAGATCGTCACCGCTGCTGGGTTCCCCGGGAAGGTCATCGAGTGGGGCGTCAGTTTCAACGGCGCCGCCCTCGTAGCCGGTTTCCCGTGCGCCTTGATAACCACGGGTGCCATCGCCGCCACCGTCACGGCCTTTGCTGCTGCCGACGCTATGCCGTACTGCGACCCGAACGCGCCCGCCAACACGACGGCCGGGTCCACGTCCTACCCGTTCAACATGTCGACCGCCACGTCCGGGTTCACTTCGTCGGCGGAAGGGAGCATCTCTGCGACCCGGCTTATGGACCATGCGCTCGTAGAGCCGATCGGCGGGTACTTCAAGCAGTTCCCGCTTGGTTTGCAACCGGGGATCGCACCAGCAGAGGTGCTGCGGGTCATGGTCCTCGGCGACGGCACCACGAAGGTCACGGCTTACGTCGTCATCGAAGTGTGAGCCGTGGCACCGATGTTTGGTGATAAGTACCACGGTGGCATCTCTGTCTGGACGGTGAGGTAATGGCCGCTTACGCCTATACGGCAAACTTCACCGCCAGCACTGTCACCCAAATAAACCTGTCGACGTTCCTCACGGTCGGGTCTGCGCTGGCTGTCGGGTCAGGCCCGCGCGCCATCGCCATTGACCCGACAGGCACTTACGCCTATACGGCGAACGTCACCGCCAGCACTGTCACCAAAATAAACCTGTCGACGTTCCTCACGGTCGGGTCTGCGTTGACTGTCGGGTCAGGCCCGCGCGGCATCGCCATTGACCCGACAGGCACTTACGCCTATACGGCGAACATCGGCGCCAACACTGTCACCAAAATAAACCTGTCGACGTTCCTCACGGTCGGGTCTGCGTTGACTGTCGGGTCAGGCCCGTACGGCATCGCCATTGACCCGACAGGCACTTACGCCTATACGGCGAACTACAATGCCAGCACTGTCACCAAAATAAACCTGTCGACGTTCCTCACGGTCGGGTCTGCGCTGGCTGTCGGGTCAGGCCCGTTCGGCATCGCCATTGACCCGACAGGCACTTACGCCTATACGGCAAACTACACCGCCAGCACTGTCACCCAAATAAACCTGTCGACGTTCCTCACGGTCGGGTCTGCGTTGACTGTCGGGTCAGGCCCGCGCGCCATCGCCATCGCCATAGCGCCTTCCAGCTACGTCCCTCCAGCATCTCAGCCCTCCTTCGTCCCCCAGATCAGGGCCAGCTACTACCACCACAAGCCCTGGCGCCAGAGGGGCAGCGGTCTACTCACCCGAGGTGACGGTCTAGCAAGGGCGACGTAAATGGCTCGTTTCGGTCGCTCTTTCCCGGTCCCGCACGGGGCAACGGTCCCGGCGTGGCTGGAAAACACGATCGTCACGACGGTTTACGGCGCCGCCACCGTCACGGCGTCGGCCAGCGTTGGCGCAGCGGCTGTCGTTACCGAACTAGGAGCCGCATCTCCGGCTGCCTCGTCGACGGTCTCCGTTGCCGGTGTCGTCACGAAGCTTGCCACGGCGGCACCGGCTGCCAGCACATCAGTATCTGCTGCCGGTCTAGCTTCTGCCTCCGGCATAGCCTCCCCATCAGCGACAGCCTCCGTCTCGGCCGCAGCGGTAGTCACTCAGTTCTCGGCAGCAGTACCAGCGGCCGTCTCAGCCGTTTCCGCATCGGGACTTGTCTCGGCGGTGGGTATCGCATCGCCCGCATCTGTCGTCAGCGTGAGCGCCTCGGCCCTCCTCACGCTTCTGGCCGCCGCAAGCGCCGCGTCCACGACCTCAGTCGTAGCAGCAGGCTCGACGGCCATGCTTGGGGGCGCGAACCCTGTCGCCCAGTCGTCCGTGAGCGCGGCGGGTCTGTTGTCTCTGCTCGGAGTGGCCAACCCTGCGGCCAGTAGTTCAGTCTCGGCCGCGGCGCTGCTCACGCTTCTCGGCACTGCCTCTCCTGCGGGCGTGGCTTCCGTGAGCGCAGCAGGTCTCGTCACCAAGCTCGGAATAGCGTCACCGGCCGCTCAGGCCTCTATCTCAGCCGCCGCTCTTCTCACGCTCCTGGCTTCTGCTGCGCCGGCCGGAGCCGCCTCTATATCAGCAGCGGCTCTTGCTTCTGCCTCGGGCGCGGCCTCAGTTGCCGCGACCACGTCCGTCACGGTCAGCGCCGTGCTCACTAAGTTTGGGGCCGCCGCGGTAGCCAGCACGACGACGGTGAGCGCGTCGGCTACGGCCTTCGCCATCGGATCGGTTACGGTCACCTCGGCCGCTTCGGTCACGGCAGCAGCGTTGCTTTCCCTGTTGGCAACTGCCAACGTGACTGCGCTGGCCAACGTCACGGCCAGTTCAGGATCCTTCGCCATCGGTACGGCCAACGTGGTGGCGTCGGCGACCGTCTTGACATCGGGCAACGTGACCATCCTGGCAGTAGCGTCGCCTGGGGCGTCGACCTCAGTATCGGCCGCTGGAATAATCGCCAAGCTGGCGGCTGCAAGTCCGGCGGGCACCGTATCGGTGACGGTGGCAGCCCTAGCGTCGGCTCTCGGCGTCGCTAATCCAGCAGCCATGGCGTCGGTGAGCACGGCTGGCACGGTCATCGTCCTTCGAGCAGCGAGCACGACGGCGGTCGCAACCATCACCGTCGCTGGTGGTGTGAGTGTGATCGGAGCGGCTTCGTCTGCTGCGGCGGTGATGGTTGCGACAATCGGCGTGCTGATTTGGCTGGGAGCGGCTGCCGCTCGGGCGCAGGCGTCGGTACTGGCCGACGCGCTGACGTTCCCCACCTTCAGTTACGGCACCGTGGCCGTGGGTAACGCCTACTCGCCCTGGGCCGTGGGTAACGCCTACTCGCCCTGGGCCGTGGGTAACGCCTACTCGCCCTGGGCCGTGGGAGGCATCTGACGTGGACCCCATCTCGGTGCTGTCGACTATCTACCTGTACTGCGATGTGTCCTGCGTGCTGTCCGACGGCAGCAACGTCGACCCGACCGGCGGGGACGTGGCATTCGCTTTCCTACCTTCGGGTACGCGGCCCACGTCCGGCACGACCTGGACGGCTGGGATATGGGCCGAGACCGGCGCCGGCTTTACCGCCCAGGTGCTGTTCGACCCGGCGGCTCTGTCGCTGGCACCGGGCGATGTCGACGCCTACATCAAGTTGACCGAGCCCCCTGAGGTGATCGTGCTGCCTTGCGGGCCGCTCACGCTCTACTGAGGACCGAAAGGAGCGCCCGATGACTGCATGGATCTTCGCTGACGCGGGCTCGACCACGCTGGCTGCTGCCATCACCACCACGCCCACGCCGGGCACGACCGAGACGTGGAGCCTCACCTCGACGACGGGCAGCCCGCCGCTGCCGCAGCCGACCAGCGGCCAGCGGTACGGCGTCACGGTCCTCCCGCCCGGTGGCGACGCCAACCCCGAGGTAGTCGTCGTCACCGAAGTCCTGAACGGCACCCAGGTGGTCGTGCTGCGCGGCATGGGGACGAACGGCGTAGTCAAGACCCACTCGATAGGCGACACGTTCTCTAATACCATCCCCGCGGGGTTCCTGAACGGGGCGGCTCAAGCGCTGGTGGTCACCCAGCAGGCCGGAGCGACCTACACCTTCGCCCTGGCCGACGAGGGCACCGTCGTCGAGTCCACCTACGCCACGAGTGCAACCTTCACGATCCCCCTCAATTCCACAGTGGGCTTCGGCGTCCCCACAGAGATAACGGCCTTGGACGGCCCCGGCTCCGGGGTCCTGACCGTCACCGGCGCCGCGGGCGTGACCCTCAACGGGGTCAGCGGCGGCTCGGTTGCGACCACGGGCGCCTACCAGGCCATCACGCTCATTCAGGCGGCGGCCAACGTCTGGGTGGGCGTCACCAGCAGCACAGCGGCGCAGACCAATGCCTCTTCCTCCATCCGGGCCACCACGGGGGCACCCACCGTGCTCAGCACGGACCAGAACGGCGACTTCGCTTACGACGCCATAGCCAACGTGATGTACGGCCCCTTCGCCTCGGGGACATGGCCTGCCCAAGGGTTGCTGCTGCATAAGCAGTTCGAGCCACCGGACTTTGGCGCCGCGGGATGGACGGTCTCCCCGTTCTCAGGTCTAGTCGCAGTCACCGGTTATAGTGCGGTGCTGGTCCTCAACCGGTTCCGGACTTATGCGGCCGGTGCGGTCAACCACATTGATTACAACGTGATGGTTGCCGGTGCCACCCTGACGAACAGCTATTTCGGCATCTGGGATACCGGGCAATCGAACAACGCACAGGCTACCTTGCTGGCGACTTCAGCCGACCAGTCGACCCCTGCCGCTTCGATCGGGGTAAAGACGGCCGCCCTGACTTCACCGGCCATCTTGGTAGCCGGTCAGGACTACTTTGCCGGGTGCTGTTTCAACGGGGTAACGATCCCTCAGTTGGCGGGTATCGTATCCGGTTCATCCCTCCAGCCGTTCATGCCCGGGAGCATGGCTGCCACGTCTCTGCTCCTTCCCCTCGCTCAGATCTATCTTTCCAACACCGTCCTAGGCAACATCCCCCTGGCCAAGTTCATCACTCTCCCCGGCGGCACTTCTGGTAACGGCATGTACTCCGCTCAGTACGCTATGTGGATAAGGGCATGATCTACGGCGTCACGCTGGGGGCTGGGACTGAGGCCGTTTTCGAGGCGCTCAGCGACAAGGGGCTGGCCGACTTTCAGCAACTGAAGGCACTCGGGTTCACCTCCGTGCGCATCGTGGTTTATTACACGGCAACCCCGCCCGTGCAAGAAGACAGCATTATCCGATCTGCCGTTGCCGCGGGGCTTGACGTTCAGATCATCCTCGGGGGCTATAACGCCGCCACCATCTCAGCCGCCACCTATGCCGCCTTCGCCGCCGCCGTGACCACCACTTACAGCGCCATCGGTGTCCACTCCTACGAGGTGATAAACGAGCCGGGGGCACCATCCAACTGGAACACCACGGCGGGGACCACCAACCCCGGTGCATACACGGCTCTGCTCAAGCTGTGCTATGCCGCCATCCACGCTGCCGACCCCGCAGCCCTGGTGCTGCTCGGTGCCCTGGCTGAGTACGGGCAGTACGCGGCACCCACCGGGACGTGGAGCGCTGGAACTGGTTCATACGGTGCCTGGACGGGAGGCACGGCACCGGGGAATTACGGCGGCAGCTACAACGCGGCCACGGGCGATTACTCCGGTGCGGTCAACCCGATCGCCTGGTTGCAAACCCTCTATGCGGCCGGGGCGCATGGGTACTTCGACGTAATGAACGTTCATCCCTACTCGGCGCCCGTGCTGCCCACCGACACTGACGTGTGGAACGGCTGGTACCAAATGTTTGGCACCACGCCTTCGATTTACTCCCTGATGGTGGCCAACGGCGACACGGCCACGCCCATGTGGATCACTGAGTACGGGTGGCTAACGGACAACTCGGAGAGCGTGCCCCCTTGGCCGGTGATCGTCAACACGCTGGCTGGTCAAGCGGCTGCACTAACGGTCGCCATTCAACAAGCTGCGCTCCATTCACAGATCGCTCGTTTCTACGTCTTCGACGTGCTGGACACCCCGAATTACCCGAGCGGTGATGGAGCATGGGGACTATACGACAACCTCGGCCAGCCCAAGCCGGCGTTGGCGCAGGTCTTGGCCGGGATGGGCAAGCCAGTCAGCCGGTTCGTCGGGCCCGCTGGTGCTCGTGCCCGTTTCGCGGCCGTGCCGTTAGTGGAGGTATGACATGGCCACTCAAACGCCGTCCCTCGTCCCCCCCGGCATTTTCTCGTGGGGCGGCGTCGGAGGAGAAGGGATAGTAGAAGTGCCAGGCCCCGCCGGTCCCCCCGGCCCCACAGGGGGGCGTCCACGAACCCGACAAGCGGGTCGCAGCCTTGATGCCCGGCGGTAAGTACGAGGTCCCCCAGGACCTACACGGCAACTCCTAGCACGAGGAGCACGACATGAAACACACCATTTCTGTGATTCGAGACATCCTGGACGACCAGGGCGTACTCCGAGCCCAGGAGACTGAATCGCTTGAACTGGACAGCCAGGTCGACCCAGTCGAAGTCTGGGACCACTTCATGTCCGTCGGCGCCTTCGCTGGCCCCGGCCTGATGCAGCCCACCGAGCCTGCCAGTGGCAACGGCTAAGCGTCAGTCTCGAAAGAAGCCGCTCAAGCCGCCGAAGTCGGGGCTGGCGACGGCGAAGAGCCTGACCGCTCCGGTCCACAAGCTGCCCCTGTCCGGCGAGCCCGCCCACTTCCAGAAGCGCATCAACCCGGTGCCGACGCCGCCCGGCTCCCGCTTCGCTGCCCGCATCGCCCCCGTCAAGGTCCACAAGGTAGCGCTGCGGGACTGGAGCGGCACCAAGCGGCTCAAGCCGTCGTGACCCTGGCGGAGGAGATCGCCAGCCGCTACGGCATCGCCGTGGCCGAGGTGGAGCGCTACGAGGGCGTGCTGGCCACCCTGGCCGAGCGCCGGGAGCGCCTGAGCAAGCGATGGGCCCGCAAGATCAAGCCCATCCCCAGGACGATAGCCAAGACGTTCCCCACGGCCACCGTAGTGTCCGCTGCGGCGGCCCAGTTCCACGCCTCGGGCATCGGCCCGTTCTCAGCCTCAAGTGACGACATGGGGGCAGAGACGCCCCGCAGCGCCCTCTACACGTTGCGCCGGGACACGGCCAAGGCGCTCGCCCTGCTCTGGCTGCGCAGTTGGCTGAGGGCCAACCCGGACACCGAGAAGGACTGGGCGCAGCTCGTCTCGCTGGCCGAGGCAGAAGCGGCAGCGGAGGGCGTGACCCAAGCGACGGCGCTACTGGCCGACAGCGGACGCCTGGACGTGCCGGTCGACCTCGACCATCTCTACCGCGACACGCTGGCCCAGTTGCGCACGCTCGACAGCTACGGCTCCGAAGCGCCCGAGTGGATAACCGACCAGCTCTTGGGCCTCGCCGGGGACATGGGCCGGGTGATCGCCGACGGCATCGCCCACAACTTCGGCAGCGAGGAACTGGTCAAGGCGGTAAACGAGGTCATCGACAAGGGCGCCGGTGCGCAGGGCTACATCGACGAGGCCATAAACACGGCGATGATGCGGGCGCAGCTGGCTCAGCTCGTCTCCGCTGGCGTCGAGATGTTCGACTACATCACACAGCCGGGGGCCTGCGGCGAGTGCGAGCCGCTAGAGGGCACGTACTCGCTACAGGACCTGCCGCAGCCGCCACTTCATTTCCGGTGCAAATGTTCAACTGCTCCGGCGGGAACTCTTTGAGCCAACCCCGCTTGAGCGGTACCCACTCTTCCGTGGTCGCCATGATCTTTAGGTAGAGCCGCGCAGTGGAAGTTTTCAAAGGGCCGATAATCACAGCATAAGGTCGACCGAGTTGGTCGTAGCTGGCCCCGTAGATGGTTGGCCCGGAGAAGTCCCCGGAGAGTTTCCGGCGCCGCAGTTCTTCCTCTGCGGCCTGATATTCGGCTGAAAAGTCCATTTCTCAAGTTTACCCCTCGAAAGGAACGCCCTATGGCTCGAATCGGCACGCTCAAGGGCACCTTCCTGGCACCCGGCGTCAGCCGGAACCACCGGCGCTACGACCGGGAGAACATCGGCCACGCCGTCAAGCGCATGAACGCGCGCCTGGGCAGTGGGCAGACGATCCCGATGCATACATCGCACAAGGCCCACGCCGAAGGTGACACCCGGGCCACCGCGGCCACCGTGACCAAGGTCTACCAGGACCCCGACTCGGGCGCCGCTCGCTTCGAGGCCGACATCCTGCCCACCGACGCGGGCCGGGACATCGCCGCCATGGCCGTGCCGGACAAGGACGGCAAAGCGGCACTGAAGACGGTCTCCATCTTCGGCCAGTGGGTCGGCGACGTGACCAAGGACGACCAGGGCAACGAGACGGCCCCCGACCTCGACGTGACCGGTATCGACTTCACCCACCGGCCGGGCGTGGGCAGCGCGCAGATCGACGCCGGCAAGCTGGGCGAATCGCTCCCGGCGGGCACGGTCACCGAGTCGGTCGACGACCTCGACGTGAGCCTGGAAGAGGAGCGGCCGTCCGTGCTGGCTCTGCTCGAAGCCGAGATCGCCCACCCGATGGCGGACGGGCTGTGCACGGCCTGTGTCGACGAGCGCGCGCTCACGCCGGGCAGCAACTACGCCGATCCTGGCTACCAGAAGGACAAGGTCAAGCGCTATCCCCTGGACACCAAGGGGCACGCCCGGTCCGCCTGGTCGTACATCAACAAGGGCGGCAACGCTGCCAAGTACTCGAGCGCGCAACTCGCCCGCATCAAGTCCAAGATCAAGGCGGCATGCAAGCGGTTCGGCATCGACGTGGCCAAAGAGTCCGTCGACCTGGACGAAACCCTCGGCCGTCTGGGTGCCGAGTTCGTCGACGTGATCGAAGCGTACGCCTCCACCAGCCTCGACAACGGGCAAGGAAGCATCAGCGTCAGCGGCTACACCGACGAGCCCGCAAACCTCGCCAAGGTGGCTACCCGCATCGCCCGCGCCGCTCTGGCCGGCCTGCTGGCGCTCGACCCCGACAACGACGGTGACATCGACATCAAGCCGGGCGACGAGGCCGACGACGACGACATGGAGGATTGCCCCTCGTGCGGCGCCTCCTTCGCTTCTCCCGCAATGTTCTGCCCGCAGTGCGGGCAACCAGTCCCCGGCGCCGAAAGCGTCGGCCAACCGAAAGGGGCATCTATGCCTGTCCACAGCGCGGACCAAGTCAAGGCGCTGCTCACTCCCGAGCAGGCGGCGACCCTGGACGCTACCAAGACCGAGTACACCACCGAGGAACTGCGCGTTCTACTCACTCCCGCTCCGGTCACTGAGACCGCACCCGCAGCCAAGACCCCTATCGAACTGCTGGCCGAGATGCTGACAGCCAAGCCCGCCCCCGTGGTCGAGGACGAGCTCGCCAAGGCCCGGCGCGTCGTCGCCGAAGCCGATGCGGCTGCCGCGGCCAAGCCGGTCACGTTGGCCGACCTCAAGACCTTCGGCGAGTCGATCGTCGAAGCCACCACCACCAAGGTGCGCGAAGAGGTCATCGAGGAAGTCCGCCGCTCTGGCGGCATCACCCGGCGCGGTTTGGTCGCCCAGGCGCGCGCGATAGGTGAGTCCAAGGTCGAGAGCGACCCTAAGAAGCTGGCCGAGATGTCCGACGAGGACTTCAACAAGGCGATCCTCGACACCTTCGACCCGATGCTGCCACAAATGGCCTAGCCAGCCCGCTCTAAAAGCCCCGCGCCTGTTTTGACGGTCCGGGGCTTTTTCGCGCTCGGCTCCCCTCTCAACACTCCCCGTCCAGAAAGGACAAAACGATGGCTACAGAACTCTCCGAAGCCATCCTCAGCGCCACCGGCGCGAGTGCCCTGGTCCAGAAGCAGATCGACCCTGTCGTCCACGAGATGCAGCGTCGTTACGCCCCCCTGGTCCGGGTGCTCCCGTCCGTTCGCTGGGGATCGACTGTTTACAACTTCAACCAGCGGACGCAGGTAGCTGCGGGCGGCGCCGTCACCGACGGTGGTGCTCGGCCTATCAGCACGTCCACCTACGTCCAGTCCCCCGTGACGATGAAGAACTACCAGATCGTGGGCGGTGTCACGGGTTACGCCGAGGCAGTGACCGCGGACCTGATCGGGTCGCTGCGGGCCAAGGAAATCCAGGGCGCCAGTAGGGGCCTCATGTGGGACGTTGAGACGGACCTCGTATGGGGCAATGCCGCTTCGACCCTGAACGGTCCGTACCCCCACATGGACGGCTTGGACAGCCTCGTGAACATCGTGGGGGGTGGCGCGCCGAACACGATCGCCTGGGCCAACGCCGCTTTCGACTTGGGCCTGTTCGACCAGATGATCGAACTTGTGGAGACGAACTCGGCCGAGTACCCCGGTGCTTCGACCAAGTACGCCTTCGTGGTGAGCTCGACGGTCGATTCTCGCATCGCCCAGCTCCTCACCAACCAGCAGCGCTTTATCGCTGCCGACCATGGGGCGCTCACCAACGTCGAGGTCGCCCCCGGTCTCATCGTGGCGAGTTACCGCAACATCCCCATCATGAAGTCCAGCTTCCTGAACCCGCGCACGAACACGATGGGCACTGTAACGGCCACCACGACGGCGACGGGTGGCGGCATGCCGGCCTCGACCACGTACAAGTACATGGTTAGCGCCGTCATCGCCCGCTTCGGCGAGATCCTGGCTTCGGCTGAGGTCAGCCAGACAACGGGTGCGGGCGTGGGCGTCAACCTCATCACCCTGGCCTTCACACCTCCGTCGGTGACCACGCTCGGCCAGACGCTCTCGCCCACCCATTACAAGGTGTGGCGCACTGCGGCCGCCGGCGGGACGGGCACCGAGTCGCTCCTCGGTTTCGTCGACGCCAACGTCGGGCTTCAGAGCGACAACATCACCCCGATCCCCACGACCTCCATCGTGGACACCGGCGTGACCCTGGTCCCCCAGAACGGCTCGACCGTCCCGGCGACCTACCCGGCCGCCTACGTGGGCACCAACACCGGGTTTGCTCCTCCGGCGACGGGCCAGCAGAACCTGTACCTGCTGCCACTCGACCCGGACCTGCTCATCCGGCCCTACGTCCGGGAGTTCCAGACGGTCAACGTCTACCCGACCACGTCCAGCCCGGACAGCCTGCCGTTCGCCTTCGTGGACGACAACTGCCTGGCGGTCCGGGACCAGTACTTCCTGGCCCGGGCAACCAACGCCCTGGTCACACTGGCGGCCTAATTCCCCACCCCGGGACCGGCCGGGCGCGCGCCTCCCTCGTGCGCCCGGCCCTCGGGCCTTTCCTCTAGGAGCACATATGCCGCAGAACTCAGGCACCGCCCACAGCCCGTTCAGCGACCGCGCCGAAGTGGCACGCCAACACGCCGAGGCCGCGGTGATGCTTGGCAAAGTCGCCCGTAGCCCGTTCGTGGGCGAGGCCGTAGTCGAGCCCGAGCACGAGCCCGCCGAGCGCCACCATCCCCCGGTCGGTGACGACCCTCGCAGACGGAGAAACACGTGACCCCAATCCTTGACCTGAACGCCGCCGTGGCCGCCCTGGTGGCGCAAGACGCCGACCTGCAAGCTGCCATCGTGGCTGAGGACAGCGCCGCCATCGAAGCCGCCGCGTCCCGCATCAGTTCCACCACCGTGGTGCTGAAGACCGCCGCCGCCGGCATCCCCGTGCCCGCTGCGCCCGTGGTGGCGCCCGTCGTCCCCGTGCTGGTGCAGACGTACGACCCTGACTCCAAGCTGCCCCTGTACGCCTTCGTCGGCTCTTCCCGCACCATCGACGCCCTGAGCTGGGTACCGGTCAGCGACGTGACGGGACCCCACGGCCTCCGGTTGTTCACCTACGCCGAGGACAAGGCCGGCGAAGAGCCGACCGGCACAGGTGGCGAGTTCGAGCCGTACACCGGCGAGCTGTGGTCGCCCGGGCCCTTCGTGGTGCCCTCTCCCGTTTTCGCTGGTCCCTCCATCGAGCTCTCGTCCGACCGATGACCCAGGAACCCGTCACCCGCAACGTCCCGCCCCCTCAGGAAGCCACCCACAACCCTGCCCCTGTGGTCCAGGGCGAGTTCGCCGAAGTCGTGCCGGCCAACTTCCCCCAAGGTGGCACAGCTCCGTCGCCATTCACTGAGGTCGTCGAGGTCGTCGTGCCGTTCACTGGCCACCCGGTAGTCGAGGTCGACGAACCCACCGACGAGATCTACGAAGGCGTCGTCACAGCGGATGCCGGGCCCGGGCCGGCCAGCGAGCCACTGGTCCCGGCCTGGTCGATGCGCTCCAGAGGTGCCGCCGTGCCTGCCGCCGTGCCTGCCGACGTCGCGCCGACCGAGACCACCACGCCGTCCACCGTGTTCCCCGAGCCGCCCGACAACGGCGGAGTTGTTGCCGTCTTGGACGCCGAGAGCACCGAACCGGGCGCAGGGTAAGCAGGGGGAGGCGGCATGGCCATCGTCAGCACGGTCCCACCGCCTCTGGCGAGCGCGGCCGACTTCAAGCGCTTCTTTCCCGCTCTGTGCCAGCAGGGCGTCGGTGCGGACCCGCTGGCCGTGGAGCAGCTCATGGTCGAGGCCACGGCCGCTATCGAGGACGCCGTAGACCGCCGGCTGGCTCCCTTCACGAACGTGGTGGAGTCACACCGCCTGT